GTAGAGGCTGAAGCTATCCTTAAAAATTGTTTTGGAGTCAAGTTTTTGGCTCGAACCTATTCCCCTTTAGTTTGGTTAGGTGATCTCAACTCGTGTTGTGACCTTCCCAGACAGTTAACTAAGATTCATGTTACAGTAAGTCTTAAACCGAGCGTTACACCTGTAATGAAGTTGATTGAGAAGAGTCGCGCATATATACTCACTGATGAGTTTACGCCAATTCTTGGTCCATTTGTTCGTCGTGTTATGTTTCTTCATGTTACACCTGTTGAGGTCCATGAGGATACAGAAGCAATGAGAATTTGGGGCTCAATGTACCCAAAGGATGAGCAATACAGGAATGAACCTGCAGCTTGGATGGATGACTACGTTTCCACAGTATTACCTAATGCCAGAGTTAAACCCTTTTTAGATTGGTTAGACACTACAACGAAGTTGGAAGATCTTCTTAGCCCTCCACTTTTACAAGAACCTAAACCTGCCAAATCAGGTGTTCTAGTCGTTGCAGATGACACTATTTTACCCGTTGGTTCAACATTCGATTCACAGTTAACTAGGAAGACTCCTCAGGAGTTGAAGGAAAAGTTCGATTTATTCAAAGCAAAGAAGGTAGCTGACGGCACCTGGGTTGATAAACCACGCCCCCAGAAGCGTAAAGTTGATATCTCCGACAGTATTATTCCTACTGTTGATGCTCCTGTTACACCTGAACCCGAGAAGGTGGCAGTTAATCTTCCAGTGGATAATTCCTGGACTACCGTTTCCAAAGTGACGGAGAAACCAAAGCGAACCACTGTGAATAAATCTAATCCCCCTAAAGGACTGAACCGAGCACGTAACGGTGTTCCAAGCAAGCCTTTAGTTAAGGAAGGATTAGTTAACACAACGTCGACTACGTCGACTAGTCATTAAACCCTAGGGGAACGGGTCAAAAGATGGGCGTATTTGGGCGCCCATTTCCGATTTATCTCTTTACCGATACTTGCTTTTGACCTTCACACTGCGACAATTTTCTTATGAATAACTCACGACCTAATAACCCTCCACCTCGATCGCGCAAAGCGATTCCTCGAGACTTACCCCTTACAGCGCCTTCTCAGAAGAAACCCCGCCAACGTAAAGGTAGGAACACGAACAACACTAACCA